GGTAAAGTATCATATACCCACTTGCATACTGATTTAGTTCAAGAGGTAGAATTGTTTTTTCCCTTGTAATGTTTCCATCATATACTACTCTAAGGGTTATTGTAGCTCTGGTTCGTACTTTTGCAATTAATACATGTGGGTCGCTTTTACCAACATAATTTAATAGTAATTGACCGCTTGATATTTTAAAAGACCCATCGCTTACCCTTTCAAACTCCACGCAGTTCCCATCATAGGCTAAAGGGTCGCTTTCCGTGCCTATTGTACAGTTTGACCCACTCCAAAAGCTGGCTTGTTTTGAATCTCCAAGGACATCGAGATAGTTTATTCTGCCGTCAAAATGTCCCATTAACATTGTGTAGTTAAGCGGGGTCCTCATTGTTCCGCTGTATATGATATGCAAATTTTTATTTATGGATATCCTCGCATATCCATACCTTGGAGTAGTCGATTCTGACCATGGCTTTAAGCAACTTAGCGTAAGCGTATAATTGGCAGTACGACCATAATTTTTTAGTGTCTTTGTTTGTACGTCAAAAGAGCTATATCTGCAGGTCCATACACGATCAGACTTGTCCGAAAAAATTACTTTGATTCCAGTCTTGTCTGATTTAAGTCTAAACAAAGAATTGAGACCATCGATGTTATTGTTTAATCCGTCATGATTATCGGCAATAATTTCACCAGAAATTGTCATTACCCTTGAACCATAGCAGTTAGTAAAATCAAAGGCGCCATCCCTATTTTTTAGCTGGATTATTGACTCAACCGCAGAAGGCAATGGGTTATGAACATTATTTACAATCAGCCCATATTTGTGAAGATCGACACCATCAACAGTAATTGTTACAGGTGCCCCGGTTAATGCTTTAGGTGCTACCATTACCCCTTACTCCTTAAGATTGTTTCAATTCTGGCTCCTATTTGCCTGCTTAGGGCAGTAGCAGTGTCCTGGGTAAGCGGGATATTAGGATCGATCCCAACATTTACATTTATCTCTTGTGCTCCAAATCTGCTTCCTGGCCCTGCAAAAAGAGACTGGAATTCTGGTAACCGGTCAAGTGGCACTACTGCTTCAGGCGACCCATGCTCTGCAAGGTGAGCGAATGTTGGAGCCATGACAATACCACCTTCAGAGAGGCCAATTATTCCGCTTATAGAGCCCCCAAGAAGCGCCTGTTCATAATCGGCTTTGTATTTTGTTTTTTCATCTTCTCTAAACCAATCGTATGGATCAATACCGTTTCTCGCATGGCTTCCGCGAATGTTTGAGGCTTCGTATAGTATTTTGTAATAATCAAGCTCTGAAAGTGCGCCAGCTGTTTTTTCAGCTTCAAGATCTGCCAGAAAATCAGCCCTATCGATCGATTTAGTGTGATCTATTCCTGATTGGCCAAGCTCTCTCTTTTTTATCTCCTCATTATACTTATTTATTTGTTCTAAGGCAGATGTGTCAATTTCACCAAATAGCATCTTAAACCAGTCTTCGGGAATATTAAACCCTTCATCGTTGATTGCCGATGTAGGTATGAACAAACCAGAATTTTTACCTTTTGGCCTTGTTCGATACGTAAATTTGTCACCTAATCCAGCAACAAACCTTTGAATTGCTACATCCTCTCTTTCGCTAATCGTCCCTCCTCCAATATATTCCTGGTACGCCGTCTTAGATCCACCACTGCCACTGTGTACAGCTATTCCTTCAATAAAAGCTTTGTACTTATCTGGATCAGTATCTTTTGACCCAATCAGATCATACAAGGCAAAGTAGTCCTCGCCTGTTAATTGACCTGAGCCCAGAGCTGCATTTACATTATCAGCTAATCTACTAGCTATATCTGCCTTACCTTCTCGCAACTCTTCTATTGACCAGTTAGAGATGTCAGTTTTATTTAATTCATTCATCCACTCTCTTGTTTTTATTATAGCCAGATTGAGAGTTTGAATTGTTTGCGCATATAGTTGCCTTTTTGCTTCTTGTTCATATTCAATTCTGGCCTCATCTTCTTCCCACATTCTCATATTTTCTGTAATTACACTTGACCAAAATGAGATTAATGTCCCCATCATAGGGCCGAACGATTGTCCTGCGCCTTTTACAAACTTATCCAAAAGTGAAGATGATGTGCTTGTTAAGGTTTGTGAAATAGTACTAAAGGTTTCCGATACACTATTTCCAAAGGAGGTTATTGACCTGTTTAATATTCCACTCATTCCTCTAACTATAGTATTTGTAGTTTCATCTACACTTTTTTTTAGGCTCTTGTCTAACTCAACACTCGTTTTTATGTTTGTCTGAAATTCTTTTGTCAGCCTGTTTTTAATTTCAAGTTCAATGTTTTCAGCCGCAGCCCTTCCGCTTTCTTCCATTTTTTCAAAGTGGTCTCTGTTTGCTTCCTGGATATCTTTAAGGCTTTCTATCCGCAGCTCTTTCTCTTCTCTCAGGCCATTTTCTACATCTTGCCTATTTGGAAGAGATGATTCTTTGACCTTTTTTATCAAACCATCAAAGCTACCCTCAAGTTCATGAATATACCGATCTGTTTCAGCGTTGGCCTGCTCAAGAGATAGCTTCTCTTCGTCTAATGTCAATTTTAATATCTCAAGCCTGTACCCCTTTTCTTTTTCAGACATTTCTTTTTTCTTGTCGAACAGCTCTTGGTTAGCCTGTAGTCTTTCGGGAATCGATCTTTTTTCATCATTTACAAGGGCTTCCAACTGTTCGATCTGGCTTTGATAATAAAGACTGTTATAATTCTGGGCCTGCTCTATAGTTTCCTTTTTGAGACCAATCTCTCTTGAGGTCTGCTCTTCTTGAATGGAAATCACTCGCTCGCTTACGCGAATTTTATCTTCTTCAATGTTTTTTAATAATTCAGCATTTTTCTCCGCAGCGTCCTTACTTTTCTCTGCGTTCCGGATCTTCTCAGCCTCAGCCTCAGCCTTTTTCTTTGCGGCTTCAAGCTCCTTTTGCACTCTCTCTTCCTCGGCCTGCACTGCAGCTTTGGCGGCAGCTTCTGTCTGTCTCTGTCTCGCCATCTGCTCATCAGCAATGCGCTTATTTACACCGGCCTCCGTGTTTCTCATGTCTACTATTTGCTGCAGCTTATCGATGTACTCTTCAAGGTTCTTTACGGCTTGCCCAGGATCGCCCAGAGCACCATGTTTAACAAGTGGATTTCTTGGCCCCCAAGCCTCAGATATCTTTTGCCAGTTCTCAACCTCTTTTTGCTTTGAGTCAATTATTCTTTGGAGCTGATCGTTACTCAGCAATTCCGGATTGCTTACCGCCAAAGCATCTTCAAAGTCTTTTGTATCAAGTTTAGCTTCGGTATAATTTTTTAACATACCTTTAAGCAAATTTGACAGAATGCTTATGGGTGCGCTGTCGGTAATGGCGTTTTTTGTTTGTGAGGCGGCTGTTTCCCAAAGTCTGGATAATGATCCTTCCAGTTTGTCTGCAGCCTCACTTGTAGCACCAGCCTTGGTTTCCATTTCCTCCATGGTTTCATTAAATCGTTTGAAACCATCATTTGTCAGCATCACAACGCCATTGAGACCTCGGACATCTGGAACAAGTAAAGAAAGCGCCGTTGATGATCCACCGGTTTTTAATCGCAGCTCTTCGAGCCATTTCGAAAAACCCATTGCCTTAACCGAGGCAGCATCAAATTGAATCCCGAGTTGTTCTGTCAGCTTTCTGGCATCGTCACTTGGTTTAATTATATTGCTGAGTAATGATCTAACAGTGGTAGCAGCCTCAGAAGTGCTCAGCCCTGAAAGTGTCAATGTGGCTATTGCTGACCCGAGTTCATCGAGTGACATCCCTGCAGAATTAGCCATCGCAGCAACGCCACCCATAGCCCCGGATAGCTCATCCATAGTTGTTTTACCGACTTTGATGGTTTTAAACAATACATCAGAAACCATCTCTGCCTGATCAGCACCTAAGCCATAAGCATTAAGAGTGGAAGTCAACCCGTCAACAACTATTTTTGTGTCTGTCACTCCGCCAATGGCAGCCTTAGTTGCAACTTCTAAAAATTTGATAGAGTCAGCGACATCAACACCGGCCGAAAGTGCTTCATAGAGTGCACCGGTAAGTCCATTCTTATCTTTACCGAATTTGTTGGAAAGCTGGATTACACTTTTACTCAGCTCATCCATATTGGTAATTTGAGTGTCAACTAAAGTTGAAACTTCACGCATTCCAGCTTCGAATTGAGCAAAGTCTTTTACAGCCCCAATTGTGACTTGTCGGACTTTATTAATTGCCTGAGTAAGTCCGATTCCTCCGGCAAATCCTGCTGCAGTTTTAGCCACATCAACAGTTAGATTTTTTAAAGAATATTGGACATCGCGAGTACCAGCTTTGAACTTGTCAGACTTCAGGAACAGTTCTAAGTAAGCATCTGCAATCTTTTGGTTAAACATTAGGATCCAAGCTTTCTCAAAGTGTCGTAACTTGCCGGTTTAACATCAACAGAACCCTTTGCCTTTTCAAACTGCCTGTTTATCTCTTTTGCCTTTTGAGCGTAAAGAATCATATACACATCATTACAACTCATACTGTCAACTTCTGCAGGGGTTTTATTATACTCCCTTAAAAACGATTCATAAAAAAACGCCTCATTGTACCCTACTTCTCTATTGTCTGGCCTGTCTGGCTCAGGATAGAATTCAATGAGGCCTCTAAATTTTTTTCCGATTCCAAGTTGCGCTCAATAAGAAATATCAACATACCGTTTATTTCAGGACCGGTCATTTTTTCAATATCAACATCGGTAACTTGGTCAGAGGTTAGCAGTTTTAAAAGAGAAATCTTTTCATCATCTGTTGACCCCTCAAAAATGCTCAGTACGTGTTTTGAGATTTCTTCAATGGCATCGATCGGCTGTTTGCCAGTTGATATCTGCTTTGTAAGAATCTGGTTGAACATTTCGCCAGTTGCCGGGATCACCTTAGACCGCATCCAGATAGCACTGATTTTTTTGATAAATTCTTTATGCTTTCCATAGGGAAGGTCTGATACTTCAATTTGCTTCTGCTTACCGTTTTCGTCATAAGGACCAATCGCAATCTTTATGCTTTGGTTCCTGAAAGACTTTGGAGTATTATATTCTGACATCACAACCCCCTCTAATTATGTTTATCCTTTTCAATTCTTCTATTGCCAAAAGAAATTCTATTTTCATTTTGTGCATACCCCATTTTGAAATTGCAGCATCCGATATTTCTTTTGATTTCTTATTAAGGGCTTCTTTGTCACGATACATAAAAACCATGTAGTTTTTAAGATCGTCAATATCTACCTCCGCATCGTATCCCTTTTTTTCTAACATCAGGGTAAATCTTTTGTGCTTTCCAGGCTTCCAGTAAAATCCTGACTTCTCATGAAGATCGGCCAACAAGTTCCGAATCGATTTCCAAACACTTTTCTTTGATCTGCTCCACCCTTTAACTCCGAATTCAAGATCTCCGTTTGACACTCGCTTTGTGTAATTAGGCAGTCTAATCTCTTTTAAACCCTTACCTAAATTCCATTCAATATGCTGTTTCGTAAATGCCATGTGTTTGTAAAGCCAGATGACTGGAGATTTTTTTAACTCATATTTTACACGAAAGCATCCGGGTAAATCCAGATATGGATAAGACCAGTCTGTAATAATCACAGGCCGCCCCATCGCCATTTGTTCAAGGGGAATAAATCCGAATCCTTCACCGCGAGATGTATTGATACAGCAATCAATTGTAGAATAAAGCTCTCTCATCTCGTCTTCCGAAAGAGTGCTTGATATGTGAATTATCCCCGGCTCTACTTCTAATCGATCGATCTCAACTTTGAAGTCTTCATAAGGTCGATATTTTAAATACAGCTTTACATCTTCACCAAATACACCTTCTTCGCGTAATTCTCGAAAAGCCTTTTCGACAAGTGCAGCACCTTTCCTGCCGTTGGGGTCGTAGTTATGCCCTTGCCACAGAAAATTAAAACCTTCATGCTCTTTAATTGGGAGATAAGAAAACTCTTCCTGGTCCACGCATAGAGAAACCACCTTAATAGGTTTTTTAACCCCTGACATTTTAAATACGTCAAGGTTGAATTGGGAAGGCACCAAAATAGCATCAGCATGTTTGTTGAGAAACTTTACCCATGTAGATGGTATTTTGGTGCATTCAAACATTGTACAAACAATAAGCGGTTTCCCTGGAAGCTTTAACTCCTCCGGGTTGTGGTGCCATGGAATATTGTAGTAAATGCGGAAATCAGCCTCATCCGGATTAGATGTGATACAGCCATTTAATGCCTTTGCAAGCAATCCAATTGCATGGTTGTAACCCACAAAAGAGCACTTTTTCCCTTGAGATTCTGGCCAGTAAATTTTCATAGTTTTTCCCTTTAAAGAGCGGGTTGCCCCGCCCTCATTACTCTTCGTTATCACCAGTTATCTCTTCCAAAGATACCGGCTCTTCCATTCGGAAATATTTACCGCTACCATTCAGGAGACATTTAAATGTTACGGGTAACAACTGCTCAGTTCCTCTCCGTAGGGTCTGGCCAGTTTGTCCAACGCGGATAACCCGATAAAATGTAAATCTGCGACCTTTGGTTTTGTCCAGCGCACTTGCTCCATGCAATACCAGCTCTTTTGGCGTCATGGCCATTTCGGGACCAAAGTCATAGACGATCGAGCTGGAAGAGCTGGAAGAGCTGGAAGTATTTCCACCCAGGGCAACGCAAATATTTGTGGCTGTCGCTTGCTCAAGAATGGTATTGACAGACATCTCAGAGCCAGTAACTTCGCCATCAATTTCACCCAGTGCGTAATCCGATCTGGTGAAAGTTTCTGTCGATGAATAGGTAATCGTAACACCATCGCGGAAGGACCCAAGATCGATACCGTCAAGCTTAATCTTTCCAGCTCCTTGGATTATCTGCTCAGTGTTTGGATTAACCGTTCTATTTACAGACATGGTTAACTCCTTTACATAACTTGTTTATAAAAAATCGCCATATCGACCGATATAACCCCGTATGGACGATCATTTGCCGGTAGAATAAAATCTCCAGTTTGAAACTGAAGATCGTCAACAACCCCATCCAAGGTAACGTCTTTGGATATCACCTTTTCGAAGTCATCGAGAAAATCAATCATATCGTATATAACATCTTCACTACGATCGCTTTTGATCCATAGTTCAGACCTTACAAATAAGGTACTGTCATATTTTGCACTTGTAGGGTTGCCGTATTTCTGACTGTCAGGAGCAAACACGATTCCTGGGAAATCTTTGATGATGGTAGATGATCCGTGTGAGAGCAAAACAGATTGAACTGTGTTTTTGTAGTTACCGCACCGAACTGTCCACGAATCACCAATATGCAAACCAGAATATCCGGCCAGGTCAACAAATTTTATTTTTGCCCCAAACACCCCAATCGGAATTTCTGTATCATTTATCACAGCGATTGAGTTAGCTATCTCTACATCGTCTCTTTTTATATCTATTTTAGCAATTCCAAAACTGCCACCCCTTGAAACTGTTATAGTGTAAACAACAGGGTTTACACCTATATAAGGCCCAAGTGACTGAACGCTTACACTGTTTGGATCGGTTGAATTACTACTGTCTGGAATTGGCTGGCTGATATTTACTATCTCAGCAAATCTTTTTTCCAGCTTATCAATTATATTTTTGATTATATGAGACATATTACATTATCCTTTTAATACCGCTTTTGATTTTCTTGTCCAGTTCTTTTCTTATTCCTTCGACTACCATTGGGATTGCCAAAGGTGCAGCGGTTTGCCACTTATCTCTCAGGTGCATTCTTGCCGGTATTTTTACCTGAGTTACAAGCCAGAAGAAAACTTTGAACTCTCCGTCAATAGGCTTTCCCAAGACGGGATAAGTTTTTCCGTTCTTACCCTGAAGCTGGGCGTAATGCAAATCAGGAATTTCACGCGGGCTCTGGTATCTGGAAACGCCTGCAGCGGTCTGGATCAATTCTGATGGAATTGCAAGAAACTTTGCTTTTTTAGGTGTAATTGTTGCGCCGAACTCGTGAGACCTCCAATACGGTGTAGATTTATCAATCCAAACAATACTGGATATCTTTCCTTCGCTCTCGTCTACATCTGAGTGTAAGGATCTCGCTAAATTTCCGGTTCTTCGGTGAAGTATGTCGGTATTGTCTCTTGACCCCCGCATCTCGTTTTGAAGAGTGCCAACAAACTTACGTCCAAACTTCTGAAAGCCATGCTTTGCCCCGGGCTGAACAACATCACCCGGAAGATGAGCGAGAAGGGTATTTACCTCGTTAATCTGTTTTGCAAATTCATTAAAATTCGCTTCAGACATAGATCTTCCTTGCATAAGGATGCAACACCTGTTTAACAATTGGCATCAGTTCAAGTTTCAAAAAATGGGTAGTTGACTGAGCTACTGATTCACTAGCTATGCCAAGCCTGTTTCTCTTTTCATACCAAAATGCAGCCTGAGTACGTGCTGCCATTTCAATGTCCGGATACCTTTCTTTGAACTCGGCTGCATCGGCTGCCATCCCTCCGAAATATTCAACTTTTAAAACCTTTTCACCAGGCACCAGAGAGTATTTATCAATTACAAGTTCGCCAAGTCTGCCTAAATAAGTGTAGCTCTTTCGCGGTATTTCTTTGTTGAACTCGCGTGACTCACTGTTGTAAACACTACACCAGGTAACCGGGTAAGCATCCAGTCTAAATATTTTTTGTCCTTCTTCAACATCAAAGAACTGAACCCGACCCTTAGTCTCGATTTTGCGTCTCATCTCCTTCTCAAACATTTGAGAAACAGCAGTAGCAAGATTAGCAAGGAGCGCATCGTCCTTGCTCTCTTTACTACCAATGAAATCCTTAATTGCCTGATGTGTTGTTATCAGCATTTTCAACTCTTCTTTGGTGCTGGAATTGTGATCTTCTCAGACTTTGCAGACTGCTCGACCTTACTGGTGATAGGAGCATTCTGTGCTGCGGGTCCTGAAGATCTCTCTCCTGTTCCGGACCCTGGTTTCGGCTGCTCAGGTTTTGGCTGATCAACTTTGACCTCCTGTTCTTTTTTAATCTGTGAAACAGACAATTCAAGACCTTTTTTCCCGAGTGCCTCATTGACAGGATTCATGAGCCCAGACAGTTCAGCAATAGCTTCACTGTTAGCATCAATTACAGCACTCAGAATAAGTTTTGCGACTTCGGAAAGAGTGTATCTTTTTTCTGCTGGTTTCGGCTTGTCAACAAACTCCAGTTTGTGTTCCTGGCCATCAATTTTAAACTTCTTATCATCGATAACAACACGGTTGCCTTCCTCGTCTTTGCTGTGAAGCACCTTGTTTTTACCAACAATAAAAGCATACCCTTCTCTAATGTAGTATTTCATACCCCCCCTTAATCGGTTACTGGTTTCTTTCGTGATTCTCCAAGAACTATTAGGCCCCCTGAAACAAACGACCCACTAGTTCCGGCACACGTCATTTTTAGTCGCAAGTACCTACCCTTACTTCGTAGGTTTATATCTTTTGTACTAAACATCGGAGCTGTAGTAGTTGCCTTTCCCATGAGAGTTCCGGAAATGTCTTTAAAATTGTAAACCTGAGTATACCCAACAAGATTATAAGCTGCACTGTCTTGCCATGTAGTTGCTTTTAGCACCTCAACGTTTCCATTACTATCAACATCGTCCACTTGTACAACGACATAATTTGCTCCATCGGCAGTGTAGTCAGTAGATAGCTCCATGTGATATACTTCGCCACTATCCATGTCTTGAGGTCGATCAAAATTAAAGGTAAACCATTTATATACAGTGTCGATAGATGCTGTTGCCACAGAGTCGATTAGGTCGGCATGAACAGCATCGCCGTCAGGCAAGCCTGAGCTGTCTGCTTTAAGAGTAGCAATTACATATTTATCGGTTAGAGTGCCAACTTTTTTTAGTTTAACCGTAATAGATTTTAGCTGCTGATCGGCTTTTTGAGTAAACTCCGCAGCTATCATTTTCCTGTTAGCATGATCGTTGAGCGCCATATCAGTAGCATCATTTGGCCGCCTGGTGCTAATTAGCCCATCGACAGGAGCAGAGGAGTGTTGCACTATAACTTCTAATGAGCAACTCTCTCCTGCAGATGACTTTGCAGACTGAACAATGGCAACACAGGAATTAAACCCGGTTCGGTCAAGGGCTTTGCTCCCATAGGTACCCACTAAAGAAGTCCTCGCTGCAAGATCAAACATCTCATAGGTACCGATTTCATTTCCCACCTGATCAGCTTTGGCATTGACCAATAAAAAGGCACTGATCATTATTACACAGAGAATTATTCTTGTTTTCATATTTCACTTTCGTTAAAGTTGAAAAGTTGCCGGGTTTGCCCCGGCAATAATTAACGTAACACGTTACCAGTATCAGTTCAGATTAAACAGTCTTAGCGTCAGTGCAGACACAGAAAGACTCTGGATGTCTGATTGCAAAATCCACCATCTGGATAGCACGGATTTTAATCTGATTCTTTTCGAATGCGGTTCCGGCACTGTCAGAAGTTGCCAAGTCAAGACCGCCCCACTGAGCAAGAATGAAATCGTCCCAGTTTCCGAAGTAAACTTCAGAGCAGACTGCGCCTGATCCAGCCTTTGTCAGATTGGTTGGAATTTTAGTGGTAGTATGGAATGAATGTCCCAGGGAATCGCGAACATTCTGATCATTCATCGGCCACAGCAAAGGCAAACCACCGCTGTCACCGCTATACATCGGGATTTTTCTCTTTTTCAGCCTACGAATGATTTTCCCGTGAGTGATATATGCCAGCTTTCCATCGAGAGCATCAGCGTCGTCAACTATACCTTCCATATCCAGAGCAGTATCAAAATCGAAATAACCGCCGTTATCACCAAGCGAAAGGGTCCCAAGGCCAGTACCGGCATTGAGAACACCGATAGGAGTATCATTTTGACCATCACCACGGAGCGCTTTGATGTCGATTGCTCTTTTAATCTGTTTTGTTAAATCATTAACAATCAGATCCTCAATTGACGGATTTGAAGCAGAGAGCTTCAACAGTTTATTATTTACCACAACAAGGCCGGTGCACTCTTTGGGAGTCATGCTTATCTGTTCATCAGATATTTTGCTTTCTGTAATATCATCGCCTTCGCCAATCCAATAAGCAGTAGTAGTACCGGACTGTCTGGGAATATAAACAGGTGAGCCCATTAAGCCGGTCATTAATCTAGCCCCAGCCTCAACTACAACAGTTTTTGAGTAGAGCTTTTCAATGAAATTCATAATAGCTTGCGGAGGAATTGAGTAACCGCCAGAACCGCCTGCGGTTGACTGCGCATCTTTGGTTGAAACCTTGTCCATGTACTCTTTTATGATGTTGTACTCTTCTGAGTCTTCTCTTTTGACCTCATTACCTTTTGCATCATACCACTTGTTCTGGAACAGACCCATAACAGTACGGCAGATAGAGAATTTAACTTTGCCTTTTTCAACATCATCTTCAAGCCCGGACATGACAGTAGCTCGCTTTCTGAGCTGCTCGTCAACTTCGGCCATCTTAGTTTTCATCGCAGCAACTTCAGCGTTAAACTGTTTGATAGTATTATCGAGTGTTTCCTGAGAAACAACGCCTTTACTGAACTGGTCCTTAACTGAAGCAACAGTGTTTTTTAATTCTGCATACTGTTGTTCCTGCCATGCTCTTAGTGCAGCAATTTTTTTAAGCAGTTCATCCATGATGGAATCTCCTTATTTTACGGTTAATTTCTTATCATTTCATCAAGTTCAAAATAAGCTTTAGCAAGATCGGTATCAGGTACGGTATCAGGCTTATTGCCACCGCTACCACCAGCCCCTTTATCATCCGTCCGCAACTGGGCTATATCGGTTTTTATGGCTGTGAGTTGCGAATTGATATCAACTATCTTGTCAATAACAGACCCCCTGAAGTCTTTCAGTGCAAGTATTACAGGATCTTCTGTTGGCTCTGTTTTTGTTTCAGGTGTTTCCGGCACACTCTTTATCGGCACCATCTCAAATACCTTCTTTGTCTGACAAAGAGTAAAAGCCCTATCAATACTGATCTTCAATGATTCAGGAGCTTTGAACTGCCCATCATCTTTCACGATCCGCATGAGGGAATCTTTAGCAATGATTTTCCCCTGTAGTGCCTTTGCAATCTCATCTTGTACAAGCGCATTGGGATTGCAGCCCAGAGTGCAGGCTGAGTTCTCGAGCAGCGTTTGCTTTTCAAATATTACTCCCCATCGACCGAGACCGAGCTTTGCCCGTTCGCTCTCATCCTCAATCCTCATAACTTTCTGAGGAATAAAACCGACCGAACACCCCTTAAACATTCCAGCATTGACCATTTGAAAGCACATGTCAGCCCATGGGTTAGCTTCGGGGAGCGCAAAGACTTCATGGATGAAAAGAGCACCATCCTTGACTTGCCATTTAATGGCTGATCCGATAGGGAGCGTATAGTAATCATGACAGTATGCGAAAACAGGATTGGTTCTGAACCTTGAAAAATTCCACCCTGTCTGTCTGATAATATCACCTGCAGAATCAACGGTCTCGTCACTGGCACGATAGATTTTGACGCGGTCTTTAAACCGCTCATCATATTTCATTCCGCGCTCTTCAAAAAGCCCCTGAATGTCTTTCTCTGTCAAATCGCAACTGAGGACATCGGCACTCAAATTTTGTTGCTGAAGAAAGACTTCTTTTGAAGCCGGTTCGGTTCCACTGGCCCCCATAGTCTCATATCGTTTGTACACGCTCTGAACCTCTTCAACTGAAGCCTCTTTCAATGATTTGAGCTGTTCAAGAATCTTTTCCAGTTCGTCCATATTTCAATCCTCCGGTATTTCCAAACATCGACAATTAATAACCTGATCTGCTGGCCCTCTGGGATCTGATGGGTGCGTAAGAATTCCAGGTTTGCCAAGGTCTTCCATATAATTATGGTCAATGGGCTTAGGTCCCAAACCATTTAAAATCAAATGATCACCGCGCACATGGTCATCACCAGAATCGGACCAGTCGCATTTTGTCACACCTTCACCTGCAAGAACTATGTGCCTGACTGGAGAAGCGACCTGAGCGGTTTCGGTTCTCGCAATAGTTAACGTCCGGGCAGGGCTGGCTATGTGACCAAATTCCATCTTAATTCTCTGAGTGAGTTCTGCCAGCGTTTCACCATCATCAAGGCCTGCAACAAGAGAACTTCTCAAACGTTTCCAAAATCTCTCAGTGATACCGACAATCTTGTTCTCTTTTACTTTGAGCACAGCCTGAATACGCGGATCTGAAATTTCCCATGCAGCAGTCCCTAAGTCATCAAAGGTGATATCGTTATTGCTTCAAACAATGAACCCAAATGTTTGGGTGGATTGATGGGGGCATTAAATTGTGCTGTTACAGATCAAACTAAAAACATTTATATCGAAGCGGCTTCTT